GGCGCTGGCGCGGAGATCACCTGCACCGCCGCCGTGCATGTGATCTCCTCCGCCGCGCCCGCGCCGGAAGCCATGCGCCCGAGAACCCTATCCGTCGCGGCCATCGTGATGGTTGTGCTCGCCTGATTGTGAGCCACCGGCGTCCGCGCATCGGACATCCGCGCGTCGGTCCCCGACACGATGCTCCCCGCGCCCGTCCCGAAGTTCGCCGTCGCCGCGTTCCCGAGGCCGAGAGTCGAACGCTGGTTGCTCGCGGCGGCGTCGTCGATGAGCGCGCGCCCTGCGGCGGTGCAGGTGATCTCCGCGCCAGCGCCCGCGCCGGACACGACGCGGGAAACCAGCTTGTCAGGAGCGGTGAAAGCCGTGGCTGCCGCCGCGAGAGTCCCGCCCTCCGCCGCGCTCTGGTGGGTGTGCACGGGCTTGCTCCCCGACACCTCCAGACTCAGCATCTCGACGTGGGACTCCTTGATCTCCATCACGACGACGCCGTCGCGGTTCTGCCACTTCGTCGTCCCCTCGAGATCGACGTCCGCATCGGTGATCGTGCAGGCGAAGAGGCCCGCCGTGCAGGTCACGCAGTACCAGCGATACCATTCCGGCTGCGAGGAGCGGTTTTTGTTGACGATGGTCCCGCTTGTGTCGGTCGTGGCGGAGACCAACGTGTCCCATGACTGCCCCGCCGAGGTGCTTCTCTGGAGCAGCACCCTCCCGCTACCGGAGGAGACCACGAAGGCGTAGGTCGCCTGATCGCCATACTGGATGGTGAACGGCGTTCCTGCGGTGCCTGACGCCGTGAAGCTGCTCGTCATCGTTGCCATCTGCGGTCTCCTATTGGTTTACCAACTGCCCAGCACGGGACTGGTTCACAAGCCGACTGAGTGCGCTGTCGCCCTCCATGCTGGAGCCGCTCAAGTCCTTGGTGGCTTTCGCGGCCTGCGCCGCCATCTCGGCGGCCTCTCGCTGCTGCGCCGCCTTGGCGCGCGCCTGCCTGATCTGGAGCACCTCGCCCTCGTCGCGCAATATCTTCGGCGCGACCCCGGTGATGTCGCCGTACTCGTCGATGAGCGCGTCGCGGTTGACCTTGTCGAGCGAGGTCGGATCGATGGCGAAGAGCTGCTGCATGAACTGCCCGAACCGATCCAGCGACGCGAGGCCGCCAGCCTTCTGGGCCTGCGCCATGATGCTGACGTACTCGACCTTGAGCTCCACGCCCTGCAATTCGGGCGGGGCCTCGGGGATGAGGTTCTGGCGGAGCATGAATTCGAACACCAGATCGATGAGGGGGTCGAGCAGGTCTTGGTTCAACTGTTCGAGAACGGGGCCGATGCCGAGGAGCTTCTCCTCGCGGCGCTCGGCCACCTCGGTCGCCGTCATCTCCCTGCGGTCGCCCATGCTCAACATCATGAAGAGCGGCACGTAGTAGGCGTAGTTGATCCTCTCTCGGGTCTGGCGCTGCTTCTCCTCGACGTCCGCGATGCGGAGCTGGACTTCGTGGGCTGGCTTGAACGCATCCTTCCCGGCCTCGCCATCGGGCACCCACGTGATCCCTCCCGGCAGGATGGTGGAGGGCTGGTTCCTCATGGACATCGGCCCCTTCATCGGGGGATCGACCATCTTGCGGACGGCCTTGAGGATGTCCTTCTCCATCGCCTGTAGCTGCCGGATGTCGCCGAGCGCGATCATGCCGGGGCAACTGGTGCCGTAGCTGTCCTCGCCGCAGACTTCCCAGCGCGGGGCCAACACGGGGAAGATGTCGTACCCGGAGTCGCTCAGGTACTTCTCGTCAGCCCCGGACGTCCCGCGCTCGAGGTACACGCTGCGGTACTTCTTCCTGTTGGACCTCATCATCCCGCAGTCATGGTCGGCGTTGGGGAAGATCGCGTGGCACACGGCCACCCGAGTCTCGAAATTCCCCACGTCGTACTGGGACCGGACGGTCGTGGAGATGTTCGTCCAATCGACCTCGCCCGACTCGCTGCGCGCCCCGAATTTATCCACGATCTGGCGCACGGTCATCTCGGTGTCGCGCAGGAACACGCCGACCTTGCCGCGATCATCGTTCCCGACCATGTACGACCCGACCGGGAACACGTAGGTGCGGAAGACGTGCTTGAAGTCCTCCTCGACGTACATCGCAGAGGTTGCGAACGTGCCGATGTCCCCGTAGAGGATGGGCAGGGAGTTGTACAGGTTCGACCGCAGCATCGTGGCTGCCATGCGGCGCGTGACGGTGTCGAGCCAGAGCTTGATGTTCTGCTGGTCGGCGAGGTCGGGGTCGGGCGTGGTGAGCTTGAACCACGTCCTCGCGGGACTGGTGATCCCCGCCATGAGGCCGCTCGAGAGCGTTCGCGACGCCACCGTGGCCGTGCTGTCGATGATGGACTTCGTGCGTCGATCGCCCCGGTTGATGTCGCTGGAGAACCACCGACTCCGCCGGGGCAGGATCATATCCGACAGGTCTTTCCAATGCGAGAGGAAGCTCGAGCGCTCGGTCTCGAGCTGCCCGCGCATGGCCTCGATTCGCTCCCGCATGGTTTCCCGTTTCATCTACAGTCCCAGTAGGGTCTTCTGGCCGCCCGCGTTGGCGTTCCCCGGCACGCCGAGCGGCCCCGTCAGCATCGTCCCGCCCTTGGCGGCGCTGTCGCCGCGCATCCCCCGCAGGATCGCCCGCTGCCGCGCCATCCCGGCCTGACGGTCGAGCTTGTCCTGCTCGTTCCTCTGCGCCCCGATCAGGGCGGCCTGCTCGGCCTCCTGCCGCTCCCCGGCCAACTCCGCCTTGTCGGCAGCGCGCTTGCTCCTGTACGCGCCCGCTCCCGATATGGCGACGGAGGCAACGGCGGCGAGGGCGATCACAAGGGGAGGCATATCAGCGCACCTCCAAGATGTAGCTGGAGTCGAGCGGCATATAACCGAGGCCCACGTACATACTTCCGTTCTCCATGCGGGCGCTGGTGTGGCGGACGATGTACTTCGCGCCGATGGCCTTGAGCACTCTGTCCGTCCAGTAGATGAACCGGATCGCCATCATCCCCCGGTGCGCGGGCTCGACGTAGAGGGCGTCCTGCATGGCGAAGAGCGTGGTCTTGTAGTGCAGCGGCTTCGAGAGGTAGAACGTCGCGTACCCGATGAGCTCCCCGGCCTTCCGAATCGAGAACGTCATCAGGCTCCCGGCGGCCTGAAGATTTGCGTACCCTTCCTTCGACGGGTCGAACTCCCGGCTGGGCAATGGCCCCACCTCGACGTGATGCGCCCGCATGAGGGGCAGCGCCTCGTCCCACGACGCGACGATGTCCTCTTCCGCGAAGACCGTGTCGCCGTGGGTTTCGGGAGTTACGAACAGCGTGCGTTCTTTGGGGGTAACTTGCGTTTCCACCTCTACCTAACATACGTACAACATGATCGCCCCGTTGTCAAGCGGATATTACGATTCGCTCGCGAAATATGATTCAGGTATTACGCGGCGTTGCCGGGGTATTACCGCACGCTCATGGCTATTCCAGCGGATCGAAGTCGTGTTGCGTGAAGTTCGACGGCTGCGACCCAGCCGCCTTGGCGAGCTCGTAGGCGTTGCGCGCCGCCGGGGCCTCGGGGACTGCGAAGGTCAGCGCCAGCGCATCGCCGCGATCCGGGCTGCGCCCGAGGCGGGACTTGATCTGATCCTTCTCCTCGAGCCGGAACTTCCCGTCCTGAAACGTGTACGTCGGCGCGACGAGGTCCGCAGCGAGGGCTGGGTCATCCGGCAGCGATCCCCCGCGCTTGACCCACTCGGCGAGCTCGAACCACATCTCGCTCCTGCGGTTGAAGTATCGCGGGTCGGTGGTGGCCCTGCTCGAGAAGTTCACGCCCACGGGAGAGAACCCCGTCTGCAACAGGCAGTCGATGACGCCCCCGCCGAAGCCGCCCGTGTCGTCGATGAACTCCACCTCGCTCTTCCACTCGTTCTTGACCTTCGCCACCCGCGCCGCGATCTCGGGGTTGCGTGCGTTCCGCATCTCGCTGCACGGCCACGCCATCAGGCCCTGCCGGGGGAAGATGACCGTCGCGTCGTCGCCGAAACGTGCGGTGTCCACGCCGAGGCGCTTCTGCGCGAACTCCACGCTGTCGTGGTCGGGCTTGCGGCGCATGGCGGCCTGCACCTCGTCGGGGCCGAGGAGCGCGTTGATCGATGACGGCGGGAACTCCCCGAACACGTTGACCTTGACCCACGGGTTCTCGCGCCCGTGCTTCTTGATCTCGTCGCGTGCCCACCCGATCTTCACACGCGGCGCGCGCTTGGGGTTGTCGGGATCGCCGTTGATCTCCACGACGTGCCACATATCGCGCTCCTTGGTGCTGGCGCGCCACAGCGGCCCGGACAGGTGCGTGGGGTTGCCCGCGATCACGACGTGGCACTCGGTGCCCGTTGCCAGCACGGCCTCGGCGGTGATCGCCACGGCATCAGGGATGCCGCCCGCCTCGTCGAGGATGAACATACAGTACTCGGCGTGGAGCCCAGCCAGCGCGGTGGATTGCTGCTGCGCGTCGGCATCGCGCTTCCAGCCACGGGCGGACATGAACCAGTTCTCGGGGTCTTGGATGAGCGCCACCCTCTGGGCCGTGACTTCGAACATCACCTCGAGCAGGCGCTTCTCGCTGCCCTCGATCTTGCGGGACATCTTCTGGAGCCGCGACATCTCCTTCCACAGGCCGTCGCGCAGGTTCTCCCGCGACTCGCTGATGCAGGCGATGTTGGGGTGGTCGCGGGTGACGAGGAAGTGCCAGCAGATGCAGGCGAGCAGGAACGACTTCCCCGGCCCCTTGCTGGCCTTGAGGGCGATGCGCTGGTGCAGGTGGTAGACGCGGATGACGTCGGCCTGCCACTCATCGAGCACGATGCCGAACATCTCCAGCACGAACAGGACGGGGTCGTCACGCCACCTCGAGTTGATGAGGAGCGACGCCCTCAGGTTGGGGTCAAGGGATTCTTGCATCGGCCTTTGCGGTCACGGCTTCCGCCGCCGCCGTGTCAGCGCTGGAGGTGACCTCGTCATACACCTTGGCGAGGATATCAACGAGGCCCAGCGTGCCTTCGACCTTCAGGCTCTCCTGCGGCTTGCCCCACGCCTGATTGACCAGCCAGTCGGCGGCGTGGAGGCGGTCGCCGATGCAGGCGGGGTAGTGCTTCTTCTTGCGCTCGACCACGGGGTCGCCACGCATCACGGCCAGATAGAGGTCGATCATCTCGCGGGCGTTGTGGGTGTGGTACTGGATGTAGCTGGTGATGAACTTGCGCCCGCTCTCCCGCTTGACCGCCAGCTTCTCGACCACGATACGATGGTACGCCGGGATCATGGCGATGTCAAGGGCCGACTATAACATTCGACGAACACGCCTCGGCCTTGGTGGCCCACGCCTTGTGCAGGGCCTCCATCTTGTCCCACGCCGCCGTGTGCGCCTCGCCAGCCGCGTTGTAAGCGGCCAGCGCTGGGTCTTTGTCCCCCAGGTCGGTGTTCCAGTCCACGGCGTTCCACAGTTCCCCCGTGGCTTCGCTCGTCCTCATCATCTTGCCAACGGCCTCCACGATCTCCAGCATCTCCGCGTTCAGGGCGCGGAGGCGGTCGAGTTCTTTCTCGGCTTCACATACGGGGCATGGAAACCCTTCCTTGTGGACCGGATGCACAATAGAGTACCTCACTTCGCACCTCCTTCGTCCGCCCCGCCCCGCCGGATGCAACC